GCAGCTGGATCCGCAGGTACCGCAGGAGCAACAGGGGCAACAGGAGCAACAGGGGCAACAGGAGCAACAGGGGCAGGTCCAACGGGGGCTGCAGGCCCCCCTGGTGGTAACATTGGGACACTGCCGAATCCGTTTAACATGTCGCTCGGTATGACAGGCTGCGTAGCAGTCTCAGATTACAGTTTTACACTTCCCTCTGACAGTCAGACAACACTCATTAACCGTGCTGCCGTCACAACAGGTAATAGCTTTTACTGCCCTACACCTATAGGCTTAGCAGATACTCTAATCTATGCTCCACCTCAAGACAATCTAATCATCACTGGTACTGTCACACCAAATGTGGCTGCTCCATCGCAGTTTTGGTGTATAGGAGTTCGTGGAGGTTCTGGGCCAAGCTCTGGCGCAACTGTAGCATCATTAGGTCCTAATTATGGCTTTGGTATTACTCCTGCGGGTGTGACTGGCTTTTATAACATTAGTATCTATGACCTGGACTATATAAGTGTCCATACCTATGCATTATATACTACTATTCCTGCCCCTGCTGCCCATACATCTGCTACCTATTATATCCATTTCACACAGTCATCCGTCTCCTATTACTGGAATGGTCAGCTCCTCTATGTTAATACTGCTCCCTCTTATTATGGTCCTACCTTACATGCTCCTTCTGTATTTTCCATATATGGTGCATTAGAAAATGTAGGCAGCATCATGACTGTCTCGGCAGGATACTCTGACCAATATCCGATCTATGCCACTCCTGCTACATCTGGCAGTGTGACGATTACTGCAACAACGATTACCCAACAACTTACATTAAGCAGTCCTCCAAGCTACTGCTATACACCTCAGACCTTTCCAACCTGCTATCTTACCTGTAATGCTAACTTTGCCAACTATGCAAGTCAATTCATCGGTCTATCCTCCACAGGTCCCACAGGTAACAACTATGGCTTTACCTATTACACCGATACCCATTTATACGTGTCTTTAAGTGGTGTTAATGTACTTGACTTAGGTATCCCTACGTATCCTGGAACAGGTACATGGGCTACTACACCATCGTTACCGTTAGGACTTGAACTCACTTCGTCAGGAGTCGTCTTCTACTATAATGGGGCAGTCGTATACGCAGCACCAACGATTGCAGGGAACTACCAGGGCGTATTTCATCTAACAACCGTTAATGATTATGTTACTAATATAGATTATGGGTACTTTAGTGGTGCGGGTAATATCCCCTTATATGCAAACTGGACATGGGCCACTACTGGTACAACATGGTATGATAATACAGGTGCCAATGTTACAGATTTTACTACAGTACCCTATGCCTATTTAGATCCGACCTCAGGTACTGCAAATGCACGAAACAACTTTACTCTTACCGAACCTACTGTACTGGGACAAATGAAAGTTCCTGTCAGTGGTACCTATCTACTACAGTGGACATTAGACACCAGTGGATTTGGTGGACAGTATTATATGTTCATATCACTAAATGATGGTGCAAACGATGATGTAAGCTCAGGAGCATCCTATGCGGTTGCGAATACGAATGGGTCAGATGTCTGTTGTATCTCCGCTACTGTAAAAATATTAACATCCGACTACTTCAACATCGGTGTCAGCATGATTACAGCATCCGCAGGAACACCATCGAATCCGAGTGGATCTTTTACAATTAGTTATCTTTGTGCATAATAGACATGAGTTACAAGCCGTCACTCTCTACCATCCATGGTGTATTTACTTCCTATATTGCTGGTCAACATGACGTGGGTAAATCACCCTATGGCGCATTAGATACTGTGCCTTATATCGTATCCTATTTGCAGCAGACATCGTCCTCCCCTGCCTCTTCCGTCAATGCCGATACGATTGCTACTGTGAAAAATCATGAGAAGTCTATTGAGCAACTGACAAATCACATCTCACTTCTTACCATGCAACTTAATGCCCTTACTACGGCTAAGAAGTGATTTGTCCTCTCCACGTTTCGTGGACATGTCCGCAGCATTAATCACTCTTACCTGCGCCTTGGCCTTTTGTAACGTAGTATGCTTAGCATGAACGAATCCCGTATCCTTGTTCACGACTTTATATAGATGATGTCCAGCTGGATATATTCCCAATGGCATCTATTATGTCTACAGTTAGTAAATATGTTTTACTACAGTAATGGCAAACGCGTAGACATCTTTAACAAGAGGCCCCGTAATTTATCCGCAGGAGGACCCATAAAGGATGACCCTAAGATCCATGACAAGAAAAATGATACGGTTTCTTCCTGGCTAGAATATGGGTCCCTTGTGATACCCGTACCTGTCATGAGGTCTGGTATTATGAATAAGTACCATGGGATGATTACTGGCAAGAAGCAGTTGCACATGCACCAACTAGGAAAGACCATTGTTATGCCTGGTGAGATGGTAGTGAATAAGAAGTATGCTGGGTCAGTGGAACACTTCCTTAAAGAACATGGTATTACTCTTCCCTTAACGCCTGGACAAAAGATTCCCAAGTTTACATAGAATGAAAATCGTATACGGCGGGATAACAATTACGCAGGAAGATGTGGACCGATGGTGGGCAACCTTGTCCGAGGCTGAAAAACTGCATATTATGAAATGAACTAAAATTTACAGTATTTTAGTTTATTTATAAACAATAGAATGGACCGTATTGGTATTAACATGAAACTACTTGCTGGTGCTACTAAGGAAGATATCCTGGATGCTATGAACATTACAAAGGTCGTTACCTTCATTAAACGAGATGAAGAGATTGAGGGTGTCCGTGCCACTGGGGTATTTGAACCCGTGCTATTAAGTAGGGAAGAAATCGCAGTAGATACTAGCAAGGATGGCAGTACAGAATGTCACAGTAATGGAGTATACCTTCCATGTGAACAGTAGTGAGCGATCCAGTGGAACAAATACTAATTTCAACATAAACTTCTCCCAAGTAATTAATCTACTTGCCAAGCGTGGGCAGTTTCAAGTGATGTTCAACTCGGTACAAATCCCTTTCACCTTCTATCAAATGAATAGCATCGATTCACTTAACGTGATTAATGTTACCATCTCTACAGGGACTGATAGCTGGACACAGAACATCACCATTGCCCAGGGTAACTATACGCCCTATACATTGATAACAGAGTTGACGAATGAATTGACTCAAGCCTGTCAGTATCCACCCGTAGGACATGTCGCATCCGCCTTCACACCTACCTTCAATTTTTCTTATACACCTTCCACGGGTTACATCACGTTTCTTCTAACAGCTCCCGTTACATCCTCCATCTATCTCAACTTTAACAATAGTCCTAATGCGAACACAGGTGGATTCTTTGGTATCAATACCGTAATACCTACCCAAGTGCAAATGCTGCCCTTTCAGCCCGTCACAAGTACCCAGCCATGTGTCCTCAACCCTATCAACTATCTTCTTGTGCGGTCGAGTCTCAAGCAGTTCCGTAACCGTGAGTTTATCGTCTTACGTGATGATGTGTCAGACATTCTTTATAAGGTACCCATTACTACATCACAATCTACGTGGATCAATTACTTTCAAATGAGTGAGCCTATCTACATCATCGATAATACGATTCAGTCCATTAATTTCTACCTCACGAATAATCTATCGTATACACCTATGAATTTACAGTTGATTCCATGGGCCTTCTCATTCACCATCCGTGAAGTACTAAGACCTGACTATGAGTCTCTTAATACGTTTATTAGCCTTATTCCACCCTTGGAGCATAACGATGAGGAAGTGAAGCAGTTGTTGGAGGAGAAGCAAAAGCTAATGGACAAACTGGCACTGTATAAGAGGAAATTAAATGTCATGCCATTAAGTAAAGATGAGCGCACTGACGAAGGCGTTGGCTCCGTTTGATAATCAAATATGTAAGGAGAATACGCCACTACCATTAAAGTCGTGTAACTACGGTATATTCGGTCGTCGTGGTTGTGGTAAGACAAATATTCTTCTCAACTTAATATCAAAGAAGGAATCTCCTTGGCATAAACACTTCAACCTGATATTCTTTATTTCGCCGACGGCGAAGAATGACCCTAAGGTAAGTGACTTATTAGAGGACATAGGTGACCAGTACTATGACACGTTATCGCCCGTAGTATTACAAAGTATCATTGATAAGATTGACCATCATAAGGAAAAGTGGGAGCAGAAGAAGAAGCGAGGGGAGCCTGCCTACTGTATCATATACGATGACTGTATCCACCTTTTAAAAGCCAAGCAAAATAAAATTATCAATGAATTGGCTACACAGAACCGTCATAGGAAGATAACGAACATTTACTTACTGCAAAAATGGAATACCTATCTACCAACACTCATACGGTCTAATCTCGATCTTATCTCCATCTTCCGCAGTGATAACAAAAAGGAACTTAACTCATTCTTTGAGGAGATGAACATAGACGAGACTAAGATACGTGCCTTATACGAATATGCTACGAAAGAGGAATACGCCTTCCTGCATATTAACATATACCATAACCCAGCAAAGTTCTACCGCAAGTTTGATGAAATTAAATATGTAGAGTAGTAGAAATGCTAGCGGTCCATTATCAGCATCCAGATACCAATCCCTTCTATAACATGGAAGAGGGCCTAAAGAAAGGTGGAAGGAAGAAGCACTACCGTAAGCCGAAGAAGGACGGTGTCCATGTAAATGTACATGTGAGTAACAAGCTAAATGTTGGCCGTACGCTAAGAGACGGTGGTAAGCAACTGCAATATGCGGACCAGAACCATGTTATGCGTTACATAGCCCCTAACCGTCGCATGGTGAATAGGCCACGTGTCCTAAGCTTTAACTCATACGCAGTCCCACCAACTCAGATCACGGACTTCCGCCGTCCAGCGGAACATGGGCACGTCGCAGAAAAAAAGGGACCATGGGAGAAAGACTGGGGCGAACAGAAATCAGAACTTAATCGCTCCCATGTTACACCTTACTCGTTAGCAAAAGAGGGCAATAGCTCACGGACTCCTTTTTCTACTCTTGATGTTCCTAATGGACGCACCGTGCCTATTTTTACAGCCAATGAGAACCCTGCAGGTATTGCACCAGTATCTACCCTTGCACAACGTGCGACTCCTTCAGGTCTAGGAGTTCGTGGTGGAGTCTTCTATGAACAACCTGAACAACTAAAGCCTGAGCAATATGGCAATGAAGATCCGAAAGAGAATTATGCGAATGCGTCAGTGTCATATTTTAAGCCTCGTGGTCGTGATAACATTCCGTCTCCTGCGGATAGACAATTCACAGCTGCAGAGCCCGTGGACTTCTTCCCCCTACGGGGACAAAGCGCCGTGCCTCGTGAAGAAGAGCAACAGCGATCCGCATTTCGTGTTGTGCATCCTGTGGAGCCATTACCTTATTCATATTCACGTCAGGGTACTCCTGCACTATCTACTGACAGTCCTCCAGGTGAGCCTGATATGGGATTTGCATTTAAAGGTCTTCATGGATCATCGCTACCTAAAGCGGCTTCACCATCGCCACCTAAAGCGGCTGAGGCATCAGTATCGAGAAAGCCATTATTACCAGAACACCTATGGCCGAAAGGTGTGAAACTTTGTTATGATAAACGAGGTCGCAAAGTTACCATTTGTGACCCGCAGTCAAAAGCTCATTATGAAAAGCTTAATGAAGAACTTAAAGCGCTAGAGAAGGAACACGGGTACAAGCGTGGTGGCAGGGTACATGCCCACAGTGTCTTCCATTAAAATATTTACTGTAATAAATGGCTGACATACCACTACCTGCAGTTATCCAGGGTCCTCCTGCTGCTGCCGCTGTGCCTGCGCCTGCCCCACCTGTTGCTGTAAATGGGAAGCAATATATTCTATGCATTACTAAAGACCTGGTAGATGCTGACCTTGCTCTACTCAAAGCTTTCAACGTTGTACAGTACGATGATGCTGTTCATAAGAATATTCCTATCAGCAGTTATCCTTTTGATATCCTGGTGCTAGACCTACGATGCAAGGGAGACCGTTACACGTATATGAAAGAGGTAGAACCCAATCGTGCCTTATACAAAGTAGTCATCTTCTGTTACAACTTTGAGAATCAGGAGGCGACCGAGATCATCCCTGATGCGGATAATATTCTTAACAAGCTCCCTGAGCCTCAGGCAGTACCGCAGACCTTTCTTGATATGTTATTAGTAAAACGTATTAAGAAACCGAGATGGTACTTTGCCTTATTCCGTTGTATCGCCAATGGATACTCTAAGATAAAAAATTGATGGCCCCGTGTCAATGTGCAGTAGATTGTTATACTACAGTTCACACGGGGATGTACATGTCTTAATTTATTTTTTAATGTATTCCAGGGCAACAGGAAGCGAATGACCCATCGCCTCAGCAGTAGCCTTCATGTCTTTTAAGGCTGGAATGTCCTTGTACTTATCTGATAAGTAGATATGACGTAGTAGAGAAGTTGATAGAGGCTTATGAAAGAAGGAGTGCATTAAGTGGGTGAGCTGAGTAGGTGTGATGTGATTCTTTTGTTTGGTGTTCATTAGTAAATACTCATGAGGGTTCAATGCGATCCATTGCTTCATGATTGTTGCCAGCTTCTTAGGGATGACTTCGGTCTGTGTCCCATACTTCTTAGAAGTCTTGTATGTGTTAAATACGAATGACGACACTTTCTTATCGGTCTTCATAAAGTTATCATTCGTAGCAGATACGTTACGGATCTTGAATGCTGTATAGTCGAGGCTGCGTCTAGGAGGAATCAGCAGTAGGCACGATAGTAATACATACAGTTGTACATGGCAGAATTGAACAGATGATAAGGAATCCTTCTTAAGTAAGGGCTGTACTTCTTTCTCGAGTTCATTGTACTTCCGCATAATTTCATCCATGGTCATCATGCCTTCTTTTTGACGGTCACTAAGCTGTTGCTCATCAATCTCCTTCTTGGATACTGCGATGTCGCTGTTCATTAGCTTCCGTAGTGCTTCTACGGCTTTCTCTTTATCCTTTGAATCATCGTTGTCAATGAATACGATAAGACATGCGAGGCGAGTCTTACGAGTCTTAGGGTCAACGGATTCCAGGTGTTTGATAATGTCAGCATAATGTTTGATGACATCGGATGGATGCTTAAGTTCAATCTTAAGTTGCTTGGCAACATTGTTAAGTATGGATGTATAGGTACGGATGGATCCCTCGGATAAGTCAGGACGGTTCGCTTTAAAGATTTCTTTGACCATTGTTCTACTAGGCTCGTAGTTTATTTATAAACTATGTTTGATGTTACACTATAAACCATAGAATGAACAGTTTACATATATGGTTTAACCTATGAAGTGCTAAATATTCTGGTTTAAACCCCCAACCATAGCTTAAAGAGACTATAAAAAATTTTTTATAGTCTCTTTAAGCTATGGTTGG